GCGGCAGCTGCGTCAACATCAGCGGCAAAGAACGACATTCTTGCTACTCTAGCTCTAGGCTCAGGCACAGAGACAGACACAAATGAGGATGGCGTTGCTATCACAGTTACAATGGGCGGCGCTGCTGGCACTGGCACCATTGAGCTGACCATTATGTATGTGGTAGACTAAGTTGAGCGGGGCGGGAAACCGCCCCCTCTTTTATATGGAGATTGACTTTGGCTAACTTAGTTCCGTTTGACCCACAAAAGCACAAGGCAATTGATTTGCCTGGCGGTGGAAAGGCAACAGAATATTTAGCCTCAGAAAAATCACCAGAGGGGACTGCTTGGAATATTCCTCAAATTTGGTTTGATGTAGAAACAAACAAGCCAAGATTTCTAAAGGGCGATAAAGCTTGGGATGAAGCAAAAGCCTATGAGGATAGAACAGGCAAAAAGTTTCCTAGATACAAAACAATTAAGCAAGCTGTAGCGGCTGCTGAAAAAAGATCGTCAAGCGGCGGTGCGTCTAAGAAAAGCCTGATGAATAGGAATTAGGGATGACATCACAAGTTGATATTGCGAACTATGCACTGAACACATTAGGCGCAACAAACATTGTCTCTTTGGACGAAAACAGTAAACCAGCTAGGCTGATCAACCAAAGATACAGCGCTGTTCGTGATTACGTCTTTCGATCACATCCTTGGAATTGCTTGCTACGCCGGGCTGAGCTTGCGCAAGAGACAGAAGCGCCTGAGTTTGGTTATACCTATCAATATGCGTTGCCGACTAATCCGTATTGCCTGCGGGTTTTAGAGTTTAGCAACGGATCTATGTCTTATCCTCAAGACAATATGTTTAGCAACACTGGCGGCCCTGTGTTTGTCATTGAGGGGCGAAAGCTTTTGACTGACGAAGGTACGGCAAAGATTAAGTATGTAGCGCAAATTACTGACCCGCAGGAATATGATGTGGGGCTGATTGAGGCGCTGTCTGCTCGGCTGGCAATGGAAATTTGTTATGCCATCACTGGCTCTACATCAATGGTGCAGATTACTGCTGCGATGTATGACGACAAGATAAAAGAGGCTCGATTTACTGACGGCACTGAGGGTGCGCCCCAGAAGCTTGAAGCAAGTGACTTTATTGAAGCGAGGTTCTAAATGGCTAGATCTGCTCCAGCACTCAGCACCTTTACAGCTGGTGAGATCTCTCCGCGCCTAGAAGGCCGCGTGAGCATTGAGAAGTATCGTGAGGGTCTATCAGAGCTAACCAATATGATTGTGCAACCACACGGCGGCGTGACGCGCCGTCCGGGCACAGAGTATCTTGGTGAAGTGAAAGACAGCTCTGCCAAAACTAGACTTATTCCGTTTGAGTTTAAAACTTCTGACACGTATGCGCTAGAGTTTGGCAACCAGTACATGCGTGTTTTCCGCAATGGCCTGCAAGTTTTAGAAGATGACGAAAAGACTGTCACTGCGATTACTCTTGCTGATCCAGGCGTTTTGACAAGCAATGCGCACGGTCTTAGCGATGGTGACGAGGTTTATCTGTACAACGATAGCTCTGCGATGACTGAGCTAAAGGCGCGAAACTATCTTATTGCAAACGCAACGACAAACACGTTTACGCTGCAAGATTTGTTTGGCAATGACATAGATACGACTAATTTCACTGCGTATGATGCAAACATCAGTGTTGATAAAATTTTTGAAATTACAACGCCGTATGCAACTGCAAACCTAGATGACATCCGTTTTGCTCAATCTGCGGATATTATGTACTTGGTGCATCCAAGCTATCAGGTGCGCACACTAGCCAGAACAGATCACAATGCTTGGGCGCTAACGCCAATTTATCTTGGCGAACCTCAAACCGCTAAGAACATCACTGCAATTACGAAAGCGAACCCTGGAGTTATCACAAGTAGCTCACATGGTTTGTCCAATGACGAGATCGTTTTGATTGAAGATGTTGGTGGGATGACGGAGCTAAACAACAAGTATTACAAGGTTGCGGGAGTGACCTCTAATACCTTTACGCTCAAAGACATTGATGACAACGACATCGACACAACAAACTTTACGACTTACACATCGGGTGGCACGGCAAAAGAAATACAGCCAAGCGTGCCTGCATTGTGGGGCGCAGACAATAATCCGTCTGTTGTTACCTTCTTTGAGCAGCGTTTGGTGTTTGCAGCGACAAACAACAACCCTCAAACACTTTGGTTTTCTAAAAACTTTGACTATGAGAATTTCAGCGTGGGCAGCGCGGCAGATGATGATGCGCTAATCTATACGATTGCGTCAAGCAAGGTGAACGCTATTCGGTATCTATCGGCTACGCGCATTCTGATTGTAGGCACATCTGGCGGTGAGTATGTACTGTCAACCACCAACAACGGCCCTGTAACACCGGGTACAACTGTTATCCGTAAGTATTCCAACTATGGCTGCACAAACGATGAGCCTGTGCAGGTCGCAGACTTGACGCTGTTTATTCAGCGTGGCGGGCGCAAGGTCAGAGAGTTTCAATACCAAGGTGAAATCAACACTGGTGGGTATGCTGCGCCAGACATTACAATTTTGGCTGAACACCTAACAGAAGGCACAATCACACAGTTTGCGTACCAGCAAGAGCCTGAAAGCATTGTTTGGGCGCTGCGTAACGATGGCACACTTTTAGGTCTTACTTATCGTCGTGAAGAGGATGTTGTAGCTTGGCATAAGCATATCATTGGCGGCACGTTTAATAGCGGTCAGGCTGTTGTTGACAGTATCATTAGTTTGCCGACAGACAGCGGTGAAGATGAGCTTTATATGATTGTGAAGCGTACAATTAACAGTCAGACAAAAAGATACGTTGAAGTTCTAAAGACATTTGACTTTGGTGAGGGTAGCACTGGCGCATTCTTTGTTGACAGTGGACTTTCCTACTCTGGCAGCGCAACAAGCAGTATCTCAGGTTTGCAGCACTTAGAGGGCGAAACGGTTACGATCTTGGCAAATGGTGCTACTCACCCCGACAAGGATGTATCTAGCGGTGGTATTACAACTGACTTTGACATTACGTCTGGTGCGATTGGCTTTGGATTTACAAGCAAAATGCAGACGCTGCGCCTAGAGGCTGGGTCTGTAGATGGCACATCTCAAGGTAAGCCTAAGCGTATTCATGCAGTTACTCTGCGTTTGCATGAGACAATTGGTATTGAGGTCGGTACGGATGCATCAAATGTAGACCGTATCTTCTTCCGCGATAGCTCTATGAATATGGACGAAGCTGTGCCATTATTCACAGGAGACAAAGAAATCGAGTTCCCCGGTGGTTTTGATGATGACGCAAAGATATATGCGCAACAAACACAGCCACTACCTATGACAATCTTGGCGATCTATCCTCGCCTCAACACGTTTGACAAATGATTAAGTATGCTCAAGAAATTCTAAATGATGTGAAAGCAGAGGCGTTGCCACTGCTTTTATCTCATTATGAAGAGATTGCGCTAAATAAAGATATTATAGATTTTAACCCAGATTGGGATTTATACCAAAAATATGAAGATCTTGGCATACTAAAAATATTTACGGCAAGAGATGAAGACAGGCTTGTTGGTTACTTTGTTGTAATAGCAACCCCACATTTGCATTACAAAGATCACATTTTTGCGTATAATGACATTATTTACATCAACCCCCAGTATAGAAAAGGTTTTACTGCTTGGCGTTTGATTAAATACGCAGAGAAAGAAATAAAAGATCAAGGTGCAACAATTATGATTGTAAACTCTAAGCGTCATAAGCCTTTTGACATTTTGTTAGAGCGCTTAGGTTTTTCTCATATAGAAAGCATTTTTTCTAAGAGGTTAGTGTAATGGCGGTTACAGCAGCAGTTGTTGGAGTTGGCGCAAGCGTTGCTGGCGGCATTTCACAAAAAAAAGCGAATGATAAAGCAGCGGCTGCGGCACAAGAAGCAGCAAACTTTAACGCTGATTTGATTGAGCGCGATGTTCTTCTCCTACAGCGTCAAGAGAAAATACTGGATGCTAATGCCGTACTTAGGTCAAAAGTAGATCGGTTTAGGTTTGCTGAGCAGCAAGGCGCAGTTGTCGCCAACTATGCGTTTTCTGGCTTTGATATTGCACAAGGCACGCCAATGCGCAGGCTGCGTCAGAACGCACGCGAGTTTGAATATGATATGGCAGTTAATAGGTTTAACGACAGCATCACGCGCATGCAGATTGCAGATGCGCAGCAGGATGCGTTCTTGACTGCGCAGCTTACACGTATGGAAGGTGGAGCTTCTGCTGGTGCATTGCGTGCATCTGGTCGAGCAAGCTTGATTAGCGGAATTGGGCAAGCGGCAAGAATAGGCTACACAACAAACGTGTTCGGCAGCGGCAGCGGAACTGGCGGTAGCGGAACTGGCGGCGGTGGAGGTGGTAGATGAGAATACCAGTTTACAGAGCGCAAGCATCATTAACAACAGCCACTCCAGGCCGTTCTATTACTGCGCGTAAAGACCCAAGGCCATTCATCCAACAAGCTCAGCAGCAAGGTGAGGTTATTAGCACGGCTCTTAGTGAAGTTGG